AGACAGCACATTAAGTCCTGATGGCATAGTGCCTTCAGTTGGGACTTGCTGGCCGATCATCGCAGCACGTTCAACGGTAGGACCAACAGCCATACCTGGTGCAGAAATAGCCTGATCTGGCGTGATAACTTCACCCGCAGTAGGTTGTCCAAGCAAAAGATTTTGATAGGCTTGCTGTGCCTGTTGAGCGCGTTTCATCTCATCCAGCTTTTGCTTCGTCAGCAACTGCTGAATAGCACCTTGCTGTGCCTGCTGATAACCTGCTGTGCCAGCACCATACGCATCACCCAATATCTGTCCAAAAGAAACAGGACGTGTTGATGGTCCACTTGTTTTAAGTAACGAGGCAGCGGCTTGCATCAATGCCTGACGCTGGATTGCTGCTTGCTGATCTGGTGTCAGATAACCTTCAAGGCCATCACCAGAACTGCCAAACAGCAACCCACCTAAACTGGTCATGAAATTATCATTGCTTAAAGGAAGTGGGATATTTCGACCAGCAACACCAACCTCAGTATTTAGATCAACAGCCATTTCTTATCCTTTTAACAAAGAGCCAATGTATGCGCCACTCAATGCACCGCCAAGCGCACTACCAAGTGGGCTTGAATAAAGTGGCGTTGTCTGTGTGCCGCCAGTATTGGCAGGCTGCAAACCAAGTGCGCCACCAGTAACAGCCAAACGCTCCAATGGCAAATTACGCATTGCATCAAGTCTTGCTTGTGCCAATACATCACGCTGTGTTCCAAGTCCAAGTGCAGTTTGCAATCCTGCAATATTCATTGGTCTTGCAGCAAGTCCAAGATTTGCCGCTTGTGTGTAACCAGCCTGACGTAACTGTCCAGCAGTGCGTGCAGCCTCTCTCAATGCCGCCTCATTTGTAAGTGCAGACTGAACGGCTTGACGTGAGCCACCAAATGCTTTTGCAGCCGTTGCTCTTTGTGCGTCTTGCAAAGCCTGCATCTGACGTGATCTCTCAATGTCAGAAAGTGTTCCTTGAACAACTTGCTCTTCATATGGGTTATAAAACTGCTGAATATCAGCAGCGCCAAATGGAGTCAATCCAAGATTAAACAGCTTTTGTTCTGCTTGCGTATACATCTGACCTGGTTCAGCATATTGCTTTGGCGCAAGTCCTGCCGCAGTTGTTTTTGCACGCTCAAGATTTGCTAAATACTCAGCCTTGATCTGTGGATCAATTGACGTTGTAGTTGTTTGCGATGTTGGCGCATTTGCGGCACTTACACCAGCAGTCAAAGCGCCAAGCAATGATCCAGCCAGTTGTGGATTTGCTTTGCCAAAATCTAAAACACTTGATCCGTATTCGCCAAGTTTTGAAAATATGTCTGATGCTGCCATTGTTGTTGCTCCTGTCCCTAATCCAGAAAATGATGATGATGCTAATGCGTCAGGTAAAAGACTTCCAGTAGACGTTGCGCCTGCCACACCGCCGCCATATGCAGCACCTGTGCCGCCAGTGGCTAATGCTGTACCTCCAGCACTTGCCCCTGCTGGAATAACACCTGACGCTCCCGCTGTTTCAGCAGCAGTAGTTCCTGCTGCGCCAGAACCAAAGACATATGGTGCAGCTAAATATGCAGCACCGCCAAGTATTGCGGCTTTTCCAAGATCGCTGCTTGTCGTATCTTTTACAAGATTGCCAATATTTCCAGTTGTATCTTTTACAAGATTTCCAACTGGACCGCCAATTACTTTACCAATATTGCCACCAGTATCTTTTACAAGATTACCAAGATTACCACCAGTATCTTGAATAAGATTTGTAAATGGTTTGGCAATATTAGTTACCTCCTTACCCATAACATTCCCCTTGCTATACCTTTGAGATATAGATAAAAGCCTTTGATCCGTCCAATAAATTTATTTGACATTTCTCAGACCAGCCAAACGATTTGGCAAATCTTGCAAGTTTGATGTCATCCTCTCGTATCAACGCAAAGATCGGCTTTCCAATCAATGCATCAAGACTAAAAAAATCCTTTTGACAATTTTTTTTAACTTTCGCTGACCATCTTTTGATGTCAATGTGAAACCAAAGCAAATTGTCGAAAAATTCCAAGTAAAAGATGTAATCATCTCGAATACATACAGGTACTTTTTCTGCCATTTTCTCTCAATTTCATCTCAACGCTTACCAGATGCAACCGCCTCAAGTCGGTTGATGCCAACCCGCCAATCGTCTGTCACGGCTCCGGTATACCTGATCTTCACCTGACGGCCAGAGAACCTGACATCAGTTGGGATTGCCGCCGAGTACGGTCCATAGGTGTACTCAGTGTCCATCGGATAAAAGCGCGTCTTGAACGAAATCTGCACCTCTCCCAGCGTCTGCTCATCCGGAATCACCTGACGCACCGACATGATGCTGTCACCCTGACCGATCTCAAATGGTCCTGACTCAGCATAGACAGAGGCAGAGTCATAGGCATAGCCGACCTCATGCTCATAGACATATCCATCGGTTGACACCATCAATGGATTCAAGAACACGCCTCGATCTGTTCCTGCTGTACGCGCCAGAGTTCCAATGTTCCAGTGCGATTCACGGTAGTTGAACAACACATATGAGTCCACCTCATTGCTGGCGCTGGATGGATAAAACCACCAGATTTCGCCAAATTTGCTGTTGTGAACCGCATAAATCTTGCTGGATTGGTTGTAGTTCAAATTCTGGAAAACGTAGTCAGAGACATCGCAAGGCAAAGGCTTGACATAACCATCAAATATCCAAAATCCTGATTTGCTCATCCACATGGCGGCAGTATCAATTGCTGCAATTGCTTGTGCAGAAATCACGCCACAGCCTGATCCTGCTTTCTCAAACGAATAAATATATGGAAGACCAACATAGCTAGCGGTATGAACATCAATGTCAGTGAAAAGCAGATTGATGCCTCTGACGCGCTTTCCTGCTTTCAATGATCCAGCCGTTTGCAATTCAAAATCGCCTGCCTGATTGGTCGCAGATGCTGTCCAGACAGTATTGTCCTCTTGATCGCACCATTTCACCAATCGAGGATTGCTAGACGCGCCCAAAGCAAAGATAAATCGTTCGGCAGTCGAAAGCAATGCCGCGCATCCAGTTGGTGCATTGGTGATGGCAGCCGCCAAGGTTGGCGTTGAAAAACCCAATTGCCATTGGTATAACTTGCCATCAGAATCCGAGCACCCAACCAAATATTCGCCCCAAGTATCCAGACTCCAAGTGGTGGCAGGACTTACAGAGGTTTCATCAGGACGTGCTACACCGTAAGCATATGAACCATAAGGCCCATAACCATAACCAGTTTTAATAATTGCATCAGCAGTCCCTGCCGTGAATCCTGTTGGAGTAATATCTTTTAGATTTCCTCCCTCATTCATCACATATAACTTGGAATGCGTACCAGCAGCAATCCAACGATTGCCAGTGTTATCACGCCAAGTCAGCAAACCTCTACACTTTCCTGTCATTTGACTATTTGACTTCTTACGCCAGCCGCCAACAGGACGCAATGTGTTTTCGTACCAACGAACAAGATTTGCGTCATACCAGCGTCCGGCAGACTGATACTCAGTACCGTTTCGGTACACGCCTGGAGGGATTTTTAAGGGTATGAGTGCCATGGCTTGATTATGCGGTTTCTGTAGATAAATTGGACACGAATGTCATGGTAGCCACCACTGACGCGGTTGACGGTCTGGTGGGCGATGTTCCTGCGGCATAGGCTTGGATGGATATCTGAGTTGATGGTGTTGACCACCAAATTTCGACAAACTCATTTGCCGCCAATGAGATGAAGTAATTCCAACCCACAATGATGTGACCATTGATGCCGCCATGCGAACTTGGAATACCTACCAAGCCAGCCGATCCAGAAATGTCCACCCCAGCGCCTGATGCGTCCTTACGCAGCCAAATGGTGACATCATGCTCTTGCGTGTCGGTATTTTCAAACTGCACGCTAAATTGCAAGTTGTAGATGCCAGCCTGCGCCACAGTTATTTTGGAATTAGACACCACCGTCACGCCATTGCTGAAGTCGGTAGTGTTGAATGTCATGACGGTGGCTGTGTTGGCCGTTGCAGTCTGATCTGTGGTGTCCTCAAACGCACCATAGGGATTGTTGATCCACTTCCCACCACGCGGGCCAAATAGAGACGCAAACAGTGCTGTCAGCTTTCTGAAATAGACATTGAGCGCACCAAAGGATTCTGCTAAAAACCTCTCCTCGTACCACGCCAATGGCTTGCCAATGTTTGGCGGTGCCGGTGTCGTGATCTGCTGATCGAGGTTTGTAGCCATGGATTACGCCACCAAGCCAGGCAAATAGGTAGTCTTACCCGCAACCTTGGTGGCGGTCAGTTCCTGCTTTTTCAAATTGTTTGGGTCATAACTGACGTGAACCCAGCCGCTGTCTGGAATGCCTGGCGTGTAAAACTCCAAGATCAACTGCGTGTACTCAAGGTTGTCCATGATCCACTGTGCAAGGTCAGCGTTTGCCACGCCAGGTATCTCAATATCTGCCGCCATGCCCTTGCAATGGTCGCTGGTCTTTGACCCGCCGACAGCCGCATTGGACTCAGGTGAACGGTAGGCAGAGTTCACCTTCACTCCCTTGCCGTAATGGTCACGCACCGGCTGCAACACCTTCTCGCACAGCAGGCGCAAATTCTCTGTTGCTTCCTCGTCTGGCGTGTTGTCAAACCCCATCCGCAATGCGGTTTCAGATTTGCTCAGTTCATGCAGGCTGAAGTTGGCTGATAGATTCATTTCATGGTCCTCATTTGTTCGTAGGTTTGGATGCAGGCGTTGAGTTTTCTGATGGCGGCATCTCCTTCGGCGGCGATGGCGACAAGATCGTCAGCAGTTTTTCTGTCAAGTTCGGCTGATGTTGTTCCGCTGTGATCTCCACCGGCAACGGCGGTATCTGCGGAGGCTGATACGGCGCACTCGGCGGCTTTGACAGGAATGAACAGCTTACGCTCACCAGAGGCAATATCAGCGCGTAGCTTTGTTTCTTTAATCTTTGCAGCATTGTTCGCCTTTCGTAATGTCTCACCATAACTCTGCGCCACCTGAGCCATGGCCTTCTCAGTCTCCCTTGCCTTGACATTCAGCGCAGCAATCTCCAACTGCTGGCGCTGATACTCAGCGTCTTTGCCCTTGTAGTATCCACCGCCAAAGGCTGAAAGCACCGCCATGACGATGCCAAGCAGTACCCAAGGGTTAAACAAACTCATGGCTGCGGCGGCTCACTGTCAGCGTCAGCATCTGCCTTGGCTATCGCCTTGGCGGTGGCTGAGACAGCAGACCGGCCAGCGACACCGCCCAGCACGCCAGTGATGAAGACCATGATGGTATTGATCTGCTGGGTGTACACCTTATCAATGGCCGCCATGCCAGACATTGGCTGAGTGACAAAGGAAACACTGTATAGAAACATCGCCACCGACCCGAAAAGAATCAGCGTCAAGGCAGAAATCACAAATGCCCAGATGCGGACTTCGATCTCTTCTGCCGTCATGCGGCTTGGTTTGTTCATCACGACTGTTGGCATCACTTCTTCTCCTGTTCGGGTTTAACAAGTTGATCAGGACAAGTTCCTGTGGCGGTGCAGATGGGAGGCTTGCATTCTGCATTATCCCAATTCTTTGGGTCTTGGCACGGGTATCTAAAACGGTCTTCGCACCCTGTCAAAAACAGGATTGTCAGTAATGGAATCAGGAGTCTTGTCACGGTTTTTCCTCTCAACTTCACGGCGTAATTTTTCCACTTTTTCTAACTGCTGTCTCACCTCTTGCTTTTGCTCTAAGGTATCGAGCAGCATGAATGCCAGCAGTGGCAACATCAGCGCAACCAGCACCACCGCAGCAATCCATCCAAATGCACTCATCGCAGTATCCTCGCCTGACTCAGCCACACGAACCATGTCCACAGGTATACGATAAGGATCAAGGTTAGGACGCTGACTCCTACCTTTAGCCGATTGCTTGCCTCCCTTTGCTGACGTTGCCATAGCTTCCTCTTGTCCTTTGACTCTTGCGCCAGCCTTGCGGCCTCCTGCTCTGCACCAACGATCTCACGCATATCCATGACCTTGCTGTACAAGGCACCAAGCTCTGGTGGCGCATTCCACGTCATCGCCATCCTGATATCTTCAACCAGCTTTTGCATCTGGTCTTGTGCTCTGACTCGCTTGATGGCCGCCTCAAACAGATTTGCGTCAGGATCGTAGACCGTTCTGGATTTCTCCTCCTCAGATCGAATGTGATCAGCCAACTGTTGCTGCAAGTGGAAGAATTGAATTAGTTGATCTACAACGTCATTCAGTATTGCTTCCTCATCTACCTCAACAAATTTTTCCTTCTTCTTTACCGCTGGCTTAGGTTGCTGCTGTTGCTGTTTTGGCTTTCCGGAAAAGAATTTCAGTAACTGTTTCCAGAACCCCTGTACCTCTTTGCCAATTGCAATAACCTCATCAGCGGTTTTCTTTACCTCAACGAATTGCGTTTTGCATTCACGGTACAAATCACAGCCTGCTTGAATCTGTTTACAGATTCCGGCAGCCATGATGCATAGCGTGATCGGATCAATTTACAGCCCCAGCAACTTCTTGACAATGTCTGCCGCCACGCCTGGACCAAACAAGATCGCAGCAATCACAATGTATAGTTGAATCTCAATCTTCTCCATGCGCTTCTTTCCAGACTCCAGCTTTTCCTCAATGGCCTTGTACCGTTGATCGCAAATCGCCTGATGGATGGCAAATTCTTTTTCCACGTTATCCACTTGTTACCTCATTTGACATCTCTACTGGTATCTGCTCTTTGGCTTCTTTTTGAATAGCTTCAATGATTTGGAAAACTTCACCATATGGTCGAGTTCCAAGGTATTGCAAAACGCCATTAATCAAATTAATTGGAAGTGTGATTTTTTCCATTACCAAGGCACTCCTGTTGCAGTTACAGGATTCTTTTTTGCATTGATCTGATCAATCAATGCGTCTTCAATTGCGTCTTTATCTACGCCATTTTCCCAAATCCAACCAAGCACGGTATCTTGAGTTAATT